ATCCTGCCATATCCCTCTCCGTTATTTATACCTATACACCAATTGAAGCAGTCAGAGTGGAATAGAAACCATCAACGGTTCTCACTGTAAACTGAATTGTAATCTTTCTTGTTGTCTTATCGACTACGCTACTGTAAGCTGTAATCTGCAACACCTCTTGTTCTTTTAATATCTCAGCTTGAATGATTGCATCAACAGCAGCTTTAGACCTATTCTTGCCAGCAATCTGATTGAAGTAGTCAATACCAATAGTGCCATCTAAGAACCATTCACCTTTAAATGTCTGTAATCTTATCTTTAGTCTTTGAGCTAGGTTTTCAGATGTTGTAGTAGTGAATGTTGGTGTTGTAATTGTGTTTGTTGTTGAGAGAAGGACATCCCCTGTCTCATCGTTTAGTTTGATGTCCATAGTTATTTCTCTCTCTTAAATTGTTGCGATTGTCAGCGTATTCCATGTGTAATATAACCCTGTTACAGCGATGTTCCCTGTGTATATAGAGTTACCTAATACATTAAACGCTCCTATCACAGATGTAGCACCTGTAAATGTGGATGTACCTGTTACACTTAGATTACCAATAATATTCATATTAGCATTAGAGACAATTGGAGTAGGGCTTGACATTGTAACAGCACCAGCTAGTGTGGTAGCACCTACAACATTAAAACTTCCAACTACATTTACAATTGGGCTGACTATTTCTACTTGGAGTGGTGATGTTATCTGAACCTTCCCTGTAGGCTTCATCCTCACTTCACACTCTGTCGGCAAGCCAATGTTGTGTGTCATCACCATGTCATCAACACTGTGCGTTAAAGTGCGCTTTATAGGGTCATTGATTGATTTTGAGAAAGGATTTACACACGGGATAGCAATAGCATCTCTTTTATCAAAGCTACGCATATCAATCGGGTCATGCGCTGACGTAGCACCACTCTTAAATACATCCAACCCTTTCTGACTAAATACAAGAAGAACATTATCCCCTTGATTGATTGGGAATGTTAAAGCTGAGGTTGAGGAGCTAGGGAACTGAACAGGGACGGAAAGGATTTCAGGGTATTCTAATATCTCACCATCAATATACTTCTTGTTCACTACAGGTTGTACGTCAATGCGGCACTCATTCAACTTACTAACATTAGTAACTTCCGCTACCATAGTCACATAAATATCTGATAACCTGAAATCAATCTGTGCATTAAGGATTGTTTCTAAACTGTTTTCCATTATACTAAATCCTTGACGTTATCGCCCCATATTTGCATAAACCACTCTCCACCTCTTGTATCACCACTATACTTAATAGTTCTAACGCGGTAGTAACCACTAAGTTTTGTTTTAGTGCTATCAAGACGTATCAAACTATTAGGTTTAACAGAGGGGTTTAGCAAGGCTTTCAATTCAATGTTTGAGCGTTGAATTTTACGTTTAGTTTGCTTACGAGGCTTACCACTTTTAGTTGGTTTTAATTCCTCTGTGATGTCGGTTTCGTTATCTTCTAACGGTTGCTCAATAGCTTGCGTAACTTCTTCCGTATGAGTGTATGGTATGTCAAGCAACCCACTCTCTTGTGAAAGTACAATAGCTGTTTCAACATTCTTGTTAGGCGATACACTTCGTTTATCTTTAACTGTTAACTTGCCTTCCAGTATTGACCACTCTAAATCGTTAGGCTTGCACAAGTCATCAAGGATTTGTTTTAGTGTTCCAGTTGCAGGATAGCCGAAAGTGAGTGTTCTATCTGTGTTGCCACTAGCAATCACATCAACTTCTAGGTTATTATTCTCTGCAATGTTCTGAATAACAAAACCAATAGTTACACCTTCGGGGTAGGTCTTATGAACCTTCACACCATTCAATATCTTAAAGCCATCTGCAATCTTGAAAGTAGTCTCTGTATCGACACCAACTTTCTTAGTCATAATCTGTACAACATCACCTTTCAGTAATTGCTGTATGCTGCCAACATAGCCAACAGCTAATGTAGCACTCAAGGCCATTTGTTTATCACTGAATCTGTCTAGCGTTGTTTGGGCTAGATTGTAAACCTTCACCTCTGCTGAATTGTTTTTATTCGCGTGGTCAACATTTTGTTGAATGTCAAAAGATAAACGTAATTCTGTTATTGTGAACAGCTTACCATTATCACGGTCATATAAAGTGAGAACATAATCTCTTTGAAATTGATACATTCTCACCCCCTATTAAACTGTTATTGTATAGAACAGGAAGTAGTAATCCTTCCAATTCTTTAAAGTATCTTCTGTATCAATCATCGCTAAGTCGTAAGGCCACAGAGTAAACAAGCCGTTAAGACCGTTCACTTTCATAACACTGTTGATTGGGAATATTGTTATAGGACTAATTACTACGCCCTCAAACACTACTGTCCCGTTTGTTTTTACAAGTGTAGCGCAATATCGTTTTACCTTGTCATTCCATATAAAAGACATATTGCAAGACTGATTATCTAAAACAACATTCACAATGAAATAAGGCTCATTAAATATCTCAATAGACTTAAAAGATTCTGCAACTAAAGCCATAATGCCTCCATTTATTTTCCACCACTACGCAAAAGTTGCTGTATCTTTATCTCGGTGACTTTTTTCTTCTGTTCGTTAATGTCTATTTGTTGCGTGTTAGCCTTAACAACTGTAGCTGTTACGCTATCTGTTTTAGCTACAGCATCTTCGGCAGGAGTTAAATCACACAGTTTTTTACCTTTATCTAGTTTTACCTTTTCAATAGGTATGTCAACTGTTTCTGATACTACACCGCCACTAGCTGTCTTATAGGAACTAGAGAATGTCGCTTTACCGTTCATGACAGATAGAGTGCCTATTGTGCCGTTATAGTCATAGGTTTTATTGGTGTATGCTTTGCCAGCACAATCAACTTTATCCCCCTTGGCAGATGCCGACGAAGCTGCATCAGCAACCTTATCTCCTTGCAACTTAGGTATCTTACTTGTATTCACTTCCTCTACTTTCACTTGTACAACATTAATCTTTTCAAAAGCCATGTCGGGGTAGACGGCATAACCTGAGTTCTCATCCTCTTTGAACGACAAAGATGTAAGTATGCAATCTGTATGCTGCACTATCTCGCCACTATCAGGGTATTCTAGGATTGTAACTAACAAAGAGTTTTTACGAATATCAATCAAACGTCTTTTGATGTATTCTGCGCGGTACTTGTCGGGGATAAAATAACCATAAGTGTTTAACAACCCGTTCGCAAAAGAAGCTGTTAATTCACTTCTGCTTGCATCAGGAAATCCCTCCTTGCTTAAAGACACATCTTCTAAAGCTAAATCTTTGCTTGGATTGAGGAAGTCGTAATCACTAACCACGCCACTAACTTTAAACTTATCATTATCAGATGTAACGTGGTCGGTGATTGTGCTTCCACTTTCAATGGGATGGGAAGATACGCCGCCTGTGTAAGATTCATCAAAAGATGTGACACAACTAAGTGTAATAATGTCTGAGGTTGATTGTTCTTTTATCACAATAATCATGTCACTTCCTTTTATAAATCAGCTTGTGTATGCTGTGTAATCGCTTAGAGCTTTGTAAACCGAGTTACCTAAAGATGCTGCGAAGCCCTTAACATCACCACCGCTAATCATATTAACTTCCGCTGGACTAAGTTGCGGGAGTGTGATATTGATAGTAGTAGAGGATTGGTCAACAGATGCTCCTGCGCTTGGTGTGGCTTGAGGCTTAAACCAATTACCTGCATCTACTTTAGGCTTACCGCCATCTGCATCTAGCAAGCGTCTTGTAGCATTGTTAGCTCTATTAACACCTTCATCAGTGAAAGTATCACCCATCATGTTTTTAGGAAGTAGGTTTAACTTAGCTCTTATTTGAAGTAGCCACAACTCAAAATCTAACATCCAAACACTTACGTTTGATAAGAGCAAATCAACAGTTGAAACTAGAGCAACTAACCAACTTTCTTCTGCGTTTTCACCTTTAATCAAATCAACCATGTCAGCAATAGCTAGATAACCCGCAACAAAAAGGGCTAAAGGGGCGAGTGTTGCAGCTATAGAACTACCTACAGCTACTATCGCCACTCTTAGATTGTAAAAAGCCATTTGAGCTACGGCTACGCTAACAGCAGTACCAAACACAAGGTCTTGAATAATAAAACCTAATGCTGTTACTGCCGCAACCAATGTAACAGCAAGCCATGTGTGTATATCCGTAAAAACAAAATTAACAAACTCATGGACGTTTTTAATACTGTGCATCAACCCCTTAATAGCTTTAGCTGCCACAGGCACAGCTTCACTACCAATAGTAAACATTACAGCTAATAGGTGGTCTAAGCCACCTTTCATTACAATAACACTAAACTCTTTCAGGCTGTTGTTAAACCTGATTTGAGCTACTTGGCTGTTCTTCAAAGCCTCTTCGTAAGCACCACCAGTGTTAGCAATCTCTGTTAATTTCTTAGCGACTTCGGGTAACATCTTAGATGGGTCTAGTAACCCTCTTTTCATTACATCATCAAACGATGTAAACTTGCTTCCCATCTGTTCTTTAGCTACTTCTGTTAACAACTTGATAAACGGCGTTACCCGTTGACCCATCTGTAAGCGAGCTTCCTGTGCTTGAATCTTATCTTTACCGAACATCTGTTGAATAGCTAAGTTGGCTAATCGTTGGTCATCGGTTGTCATGTGAACAGCAGTGTAGTATTTGTTAAAGCCTTTGAACATCTCTTGCATTGCTTCGGGGGACATTTTCTCTTTAGCTGTAACAACAATGTTAGCAAAAGCATTACCTGTAGTGATGAGGTCTAAACCCATCTCTTGTGACATATCCCGAACAAACTTCATGTTTCTAGCAAATTCTTGAGATGAGCCGCTAACAGCTTTCATCTTCAATTCCATTGCCATCACTTCACGGCCTGCTGCGATAAGCTCACGGAAGGCATAGCCACCGCCAAGCATACCACCAATACCCATACCCATTGGAAGCATAGGTTTTAGGAAGGACATAAGCCCTGCACCAGCAAGCATACCGCCCATTCCGCCTGCACCTGCGCCACTTGGAGGATGAGGTGCGCCACCACCTGCGCCAGAACCGCCATTAGCACCACCTCTAAACCCACCACCAACTCGCGGCAAGGGAGAACCCGCAGCACCTCTTAAACGCTCTAATAGAAGGACTACAGGCATCAATGCTTGCGCGTAGCTGTTGAGGGCTACAATGTTTGAGTTGAGGCGTTTCTCAAAGTTTGATAGTTTGATTTGAGATTTAGACGCTTCTTGAGCTACCTGATGAAGGACACCATTAGAAGCCTCCATGACTTTCACATAAGCCCTAGCTGCTGCTGCGATTGACTTCCGCCAAGAACTCATCGCCTTAGCATCAAACTTGTGTTGTAGTGTTCCGAAATCTTTTAACGTATTCTTTAATGCTTTGGAAGTCGCGTGTAAGATAGCCAAAGTCTGACCCATCTCTTTTTTCACTGTTTCCATTTCTAAACGAAAAGCAGTTAGTCCACTACTGTCCACCCGAAATTGCATGGAAGCATAAAATTCTGCAATAGCTGACATTAGCCTCTCCTTAAATTATGAAAGGCTATTGCCTATTTATTCCCTTTCGGTTGTGTGTCTATTCTAATAGCATCCTGTAGCTCAAGAAGCTCCATCATGTCATATACATCTTCCAACCCATATACAGTTTGTAATTCGTGCAGCGTAGCCAGCTTTGTTTCACTTGTCAGTATTCTAAATATTTCACTTGGTTGTTTAAACTCGGCATCTATTTGCTTAGACAAGTGAGAGGAAAGTTTAGTACCTCCCTCATCTTCCGTTACGCGCCTACGGAATCGCTGACAATAAAAACATCAAGGAAATTCATCTTGATAATTGCAAACAATAGTTTATAAAGTGTACCTAAGTTACCCGTGAACTCATTGTCAAAGTTAATACTCATCGTACCTTTAGTAGCACCATAAGCAATTAAGTTTTTAGCTAGGTCAACAATATTAACTTTCTCAACATCTTCAATCAGCGTATCAACAATCTTTTTCATCACTTCGCCTTCTAATTTAGCGATAGCATCAGGCGTCTTAGCACTACCATCATTCCCATCAAAGAATGCCACGAGGCTGCGCCCAATAAGCTTCATTATTTGAGGCTGTAGACTCAATGCTCTCGTAGCTACAATCGTATTGATTGTATATTCAACGCCATTGATTTCTGTACGTTCTTGCTTAATCATAATTCCCTCTCTCTGTTATTCTAAACGATTAAATCTGTTACACCGCCGATAGCGGTTGGATTCACCCTAAATGTCCAAACTCTGTTTACTAAATCTTCTTGTTGTTCTAAATCCGAAGCTGTCTCTATATAACCAATACTTCGTAAATGAACAACACCACCACTACCTAAAATCAATATATCAACAAAAGAGTCTACTGCGCTCTCTGAGGCATTAGCTAACTGTTGTAAATAAACATTCGTAATGGATGTTTGTAATAATGTCACTGTTACAGTGAATGGCTTGCGCCTTGTTCTTATTCTTGTAGAGTAGGCTTCACTAATTCCATTAATGGTTTTAGAAATAGCGTCTCCACGTTTTGTATTTATACTAACAACACCTTGACAGGTATGCCCTGCAATTGTTATTGAGTTTTGGGATGGGTCGTATACGGTGAGACTCATACTAACCCTCCGATAATTCCTGTTACGCCTTCTGCTATTGCACCAATACCTGCTAGTTCTGCTAAGAGGTCATCCTCGCCATTCCCTGCTATTGAGTTGGTAGCATTAAGACATTTAATTGTCCATACACGGCTTTCCATTCCTGCGCTGTAAACTACATCAGGTTCAGTGTCTAACCAGACTTCTGTTGCAAAAAATACGCTATTCCCTGACCCATCTCTAATAATGAAAGGCAGTTTAGAAATAACATTGCTGACAACAGTTTTAATTCCTGATAAACTGCTCAAGCCACTAAACGGTGAGGTGCTGTCCAACTTGGTTAACGACTTCATCATTAGCTTTTGTAAGCTGTGTAGGAATTGGTTTGAGTCGCTAGTCTGGGCGAGAGTTAGTGTTACTGTGTATGTTGAGAAGCGTTGCATGGATAAGGCCACCTTGCCATCCATGCTTCTCTGGTGAGAGAATAGCGGTGTCTCACGCTTAATACTGATAAAACTTCCTTCCATAAACCCATTAATATGTTTCAGACCATATACAACTGATACGTCAGATGGTGAATAAGTTGCTACGGTCATAAAACTTCCTTTATTTAATCTAGTATCTCTACTTCGTAATCTATCAACGCTTGATAGGTTCTTGTATCAATCACACACCTGTACTGTTCAGCAACTTGCTTAATAAGGCACTCTTTATAAAGCTTATATGCTTTGAAAGCTTCCTCTGGTGTGTTATATGTGCCTAAGCGTTTAGCTTTCTTACCTTCTCTGCACTCAGCAATATATTTGCTTTCTGTTACCCGCCGATAAACACCGATAGGGTAATCACCTCTTGCTTTGTTAGATTTAACAAGCATACAGTTAACCCTATGAGGAACGAACACACAGGTAGTTTCACTATAGTGTTTATTACCTTTGAATAAAATGTCTTTATCTAGCTGCCAACTTCTATCATACTCGTCCTTGCTATTAAAGCCAACTTGGGTTTGACACCACTCGTAAAAGTAGCTGTAATGTTTGAAGTTTTCAGAACAAGTAGTCCCCGTATAGGTTGGAAATTTAATGGGGTACTCGGGGGTACATCTGCGAATCATTTCAACCCACAGCGTATATTCTCTAAGCGGTTTTGTATTTTGATAGGCAGGGTATTTACCGCTATTAAAACCAACTCCATAAATCGGTTTACCACTAATCTTTCCACACATAATAACCTCCAACACAAAACTGTATCTTACTACAATAATATGTTGGAGTCAACTATTTTAAGCTACCCAATCTGCCGCTACAGTTACACCTAAAGCACCTAAAGACGAAACATCTTCTGCGCTAATCGGTGCATTCCCACCTATGAAACTATCCATATTAGCAGATTGGATAATCCATTCACGCATATTAATACCACTACCAAACTGAGAGTTTGGTACTTTACTTACCCAAGCTTCCTGCGCGAAGTAAACCGATCTCCCGCTACCATCCTTAACAGTGATAGAGAACAATTGCGAACTGTTACGAGCGTTAGCATCATTACGCTGTAGAGCATCCAAAATATCATTAGACACAGATGTTTGCGCTAAACTAATCGTCACTTTAGCTGTCTTATCTGCTTTGTAAATACGAGATGCGCGATTATCAACACCTACGTGCAAATCGTAACTATCGCTACCACGCTCCACCATAATGTTACTATCTTCTGCAAATCCGCCTACAACGTGTACCAAACCCGATTGACTGATAACAACGGTTACGTCGATAGGGGAGAGTGTAGCTGTTCTTGATGTACCCATGATTTATTCCCCTTATGCGTATACAGTGCCAGAAATTGTTGTAGCGCGAATCGCTCCAGCAAGTCTCGCTGTGAAAGTTACATCTGGCAATGTGCGAGTAGCACGAACAGCAGATGAGATGTTTAAGACGTTTGGAACAGTTACAACTGGTGCTGGATCATCAGCGAGTCCACCCACTTGAATACCCTCAGCCATAACCGACCTCATCGCGCCTTCAATAGCTGCTGCACCTGCCGATGTGTAGCCAACTTTGCGAGTGTTAACTAACAAACTCCACACACTTTCCTGTATTCTTGACTTCAACCAATCTACAAAGATTGACTCATCAATCCAACCACCGTCAGCACACTTGCCACCGATAACAACATCAACACTACCCACATTCTCATAAGTAGCACCATTCTTACCGTGAATGTAACTAATCTCATCAGGTGTTAATGTATCAACTGTTAA